GGTTATCCCGACGAACTTGGATTCGACCAGTATTACCGCGCCTATGAGCGCAACCCGGTAGCCTATGCTGCTGTGCATAAGCTGCTTGAATCGTGCTGGACGGATAAGCCGACGATTATCGACGGTGACGAGAACAAAGAATCGACCGAAACCACGCCATGGGAAAAGGCGGCAACCAAGCTGCTGAGTAAGCACTGGGCAAAAATCAAAGATGCTGACCGGCGCAATCTGGTAGGCCGGTATTCGGCGCTGCTCATCCAGTTCAAGGATGGTCGCGAGTGGAAAGAGCCGGTAGATACCGCCGTAGTAAAGCGGCTGCGTGATAAGGCGATCGTCAAACTCATCCCTGTTTGGGAATCACAGATTAAGCCTGGCAACTTCGACACAGACACCATGTCGGAAACCTACGGCGAACCGGTTAACTACCAGTTCAACGAGCAGCCAGTGGGTGACGATGGCACTTACGGCCCGGTGCGCAGCGTTACGGTTCATCCCGATCGCGTCATCATCCTGTGCGAAGGCTCAGAAGATGAAAATATGCTTTCCGGCGTGCCATTCCTCCGCGCTGGCTACAACAAGCTGCTGGACCTCGAAAAGATATCCGGCGGTAGCGCTGAAGGATTCCTGAAAAACGCCAGCCGCCAGTTGGGCATTAGCTTCGATGCGCAAACGGATATGGCGACCATCGCTAAGATGGCGAAAGAGGCCGGTTACGAAAACCTCGGCGAAGCGATGAACGACAAGATGATGAAGCTGAATCGCGGCACTGATTCGGCGCTGGTCACTCAGTCTGGCACCACATCGGTGCTGTCAGTTGCTGCTGCCGACCCGGCGCCAAGCTGGACAGTGACAGCCAACGAGTTCGCATCATCAATTCAATGCCCGTTCACCATTCTGTTTGGTCAGCAGACCGGACGTCTCGCCTCGGATGAGGATAAAGCAGACTGGGCTAAGCGCTGTAACGGTCGCCGATGGGGATTCCAGACGGCAGTAGTGCAAATGCTGCTTGAGCGGCTCTGGAATCTTGGTGCTATCGACGCGCCAACCTCAGGAGATGTCACTCTAGCATGGTCTGACTTACTCGCCCCAAGCGAGAAAGAGAAGATCGCCAATATGCAAGCAATGGCCACTGTTGCAAAAGACACGCAGCAGGCATTCGGCACACCTGCGATTGATGAAAACGAGGTGCGAACCGTGGGTGAGCTTGAGCCACGCAAAGCGCCATCCACGCCTGACCCAAACAAAAAGCTGAACGATAAGGACCCGCTGAATGACGACGATGCCAGCGAGAACCCGAATCGGAACGCCGATAATTCCCCGCAACAAAGCTGACCCGACACAATCATCCCGTCAGGTTGGCAGGATGTACCGCGACATCGATGACCGCTACTACCAGATTAAGCTGGCGCTTAAGCAACTGTTCGATGAGCGGCTAACCGGTACCGATCGAATCGGTAACGCCTCGCATGCGGTTTACGGCGATGTGATTTACCAGGTGAATGCCAGTACCTACATCTACGACATGAGTGCCGCGCAACTAGCTGACCTGCTGCAGCGTGTACAGCTGATATTAGACGATCACCTTCTCGACGGTGGCAGTCAAAATCTGTGGGCGCTGAGCTACGTTGCTGCTGAATATGAGCGTGGCACCCGGCAGGCGTTCACCAATCTTTCTGTTCAATCGAGCATCTACGAGCAGCAGACCACGCTGGCGCAGCTGCTGAGCAGTCCGGCATATCAGAATCAGATAGCTGCGGCTTACGTCTCCACCTACAGCGACTGGAAAGGCATCAGTGACGCAGCTCGTGCTGACCTGGCTAATGTCGTTTCGGACTCAATCGGTCGTGGCGTTAACCCGCGTGAAACTGCCCGCATCATCAGCAAGCGGCTTGATGTGTCGATGGCGCAGGCCAAGAACATCGCGCAGACCGAACAGGTTGGAGCGCTACGCAAAGCGCAGTGGCTTGAAACGGATTGGGCCAAGGAAAGGTTGGGGTTGAACACTGCCATTCTCTGGCTATCTGCACTGAAGCCTACAACGCGCTCATGGCATGCAGCCCGGCACGGACACACTTATACCACAGAGCAAGTGGAAGCTTTCTACGCTGAGCGCGGCAACCGCTATCACTGCTATTGCGCTAATGTGCCGTGCCTGCTGGATGACAAAGGGAAGATCGTAAATACCGGCCTCGTTGACAGGCTGAGCAAAGAGCGCAAGGAGTGGCAACAGACCACTTAACTATCCATCCCATGAGGACACAGCATGAAGCGCAATCGCGTTAACGTGCTGACCGTCGTCAACTCCGCTTCAAACATCACCACTGAAACCATCGACGGCAAACCACACATCGTGGTTCGCGGCATCACGCCCGTTGTCGACGATATCGTGATGAACCGGAAGTTGTACCCGGCAGCAGAAATTGAAAAGGCGTTTAACACGCTTGAGCGAAATCCGATGCCGTTCGGTCACCCTAAAGTGGATGGCAAGCACGTTTCGGCTCGCGATGTCCGCGCGGTAAATAACTATCACGTCGGCGCATGGCTGCAGAACGTCACCCACGTTGACGGCAAAGTCGTTGGTGACATGTACGTTGACCGCCGCTATGCAGAAGCCAGCGACAACGGGAAGCGTCTGATTAACCGCCTGGATGAAATGGCAGCCAAGGCCAACGTTGAGCCGATCCACATCTCAACCGGCCTGCTTTATTCCGGCATCGCGGCTAACGGCGAGTCGAAGGGCAAGAAGTACAACGAAATCGCCACCAACATGATGTTCGACCACGTTGCGGTGCTTCTCGATGAGGCTGGCGCCGGAACGCCGGAGGAGGGCGTAGGCATCTTCGTTAACTCCGATGGCACAGAGCAGGAGCTGGAAGTAGTCAACCTGTCAGAAGGCCAATCGCCCGATATAGATTTATCCCAAGACCCCGCAATTAAATCAATTTTTAACCAGCTAAAGGCGTTTTTCAGCGCCAACAGCAATTCCGTCAAAGAGGAAGCAAACCCGATGAAAGAACTCATCACCAATGCGCTGAAAGCGAAAGGCATCGACGTTGAAGGTAAGTCCGATGCTGAGCTGATGGACGCTTACAACCAGATGGCCGCCGATGACGCGACAGCGAAAGCTGCAGCTGATGAAAAGGCTAAGAAAGAGAAAGAAGAGGCTGACAAAAAAGCCAAAGAGACCGCCACCAATAGCGATGAAGCGCCGGCATGGTTCAAGCCATTCGCCGAAAAACTGAGCACCATCGAAAGCGGCCTGGCGGTTAACTCTGACAAAGAGAAGGGCGAAAAGCGTGCCGCCGTGAAAGCTAAATTTGGCATGACAGATATCGCCGTGAATGCGCTTGACGGTGAGCCGCTGAATGAACTCTTCGCTCAATGCCAGACCTCCATCGGCCTGAACAGCTCTCTGCGTCAGGTCAACACAGATAAATCCCTCAGCGAAATGCCGGAGTAAATGATGGCTAAAGATGGAAAGCACGTAATTCACGCCGGTGGCGTATTCCCCAACCCATTGCTCAACCGTGAAGGCGCTGCTGCTGCGGCAACTAAGCCCGGCACGATCGGCTTCTTCGATGCAGGCAAGTTCACAGCTTCGGTAGCAGGTAACGAGCAGGCGATTCTGTATGTCGCCAACTACGACTATCTGCGCTGCCTGACAGTAGACGACAGCATTCCTGTGGGCGAGTTGGTTGTTGGTATTCAGCCGCTGCAGGGCATGTTCCTGAACGTCCGCGCCGCTGCCGGCACCTACAAAAAAGGCCAGCCACTCTCGATCGTGAATGGTCAGGTGAAGGCGCAAGCCGGTGATGAGTCAATTCGCTGCTATGTCGAAGAAGACAAAGCCTATACCGCTGCCGCAGGTGACCTGCTGCGCGTTGTGATTAAGTAAGGAGCACCTGAATGTTTGTATTTTCCCGTTCCCTGGGCGAACGCACTGGAAACCTCGAGGTTAACCAGTCTCAGTTTGCCGAGCTGCAAATGGCGCGTAACGAAGGTGCTCAGGCCGCCGCCGATTTCATCGGTCGTGTCCGTGGCGTCCGTGAGGATGCTGGCCGACTGGATGCGGTTAACGCTGTGGATGATATCCGCCGCCTGTATCGCGCTTTCGATACCACTGTTCTGGCTCAATTCGAGCCAACCACTCAGTTCACGTTACTGAACGACCTGATGCCGCTGTCACGCTCTGTTCGCATTGAGCAGTCACGTTACGACTACGCGCGCACCGGTGGTCGTGGCTGGGCTCACACATCAATGTCCGGTCAAATTGGCGCCGCGCTGGATGCAAAGAGCTACACCTTTGATGGCACGATGGTCCCGGTGCATGACTCAGGCTTCAAGTTCACCTGGCGTGACCCGATCTTCAACAGCCCGTCGGCTCTTCAGTCTCAGGCAGATGCGCAGCGCGGTTCTGTCGAGGACGTGCAGCGTCAGTACGTTGACTACATGTTCAACGGCTTCCGCGACTCTGAAGGCAACTACGTTAAGTTTGATGGCCTGACATGGAAAGGGCTGAAGGCAGACGAACGCGTCGCTCAGGTAACGCTGACGTTCAACTTTGCTACCAGCACAGATCCGGTTGCGATGCGTACCAATGCTATCGCACTGCGTGACGTAGTTCGCGTGACAAACAGCCAGTACGCACCACAGACGTGGTATGTGTCCGCTGAAATCATGTCTAACCTCGAGCGCTACTTCGATGTGAACGCGACTCGCACCGTTTTGGAAGAGTTCCTGAAGCTCTCTGGTATCGCTGGCATCAAAGAAGATGCGCAACTGTCAGGCAACGAAATCCTGATTGTTCCGCTGACTGCAGGTGTGATTGCTCCGATCGTTGGTCAGGCTATCGGCACTGTTGCCGACCCGCGCCCGTTCTACAACAGCGATTACATCTGGCGTACATGGGGTGCTATGGGCCTGATGGTTAAGCAGGACATCAACAACAAATACTCTGTCATCCACGCTTCGAGCTAAGGAACAAACATGGCACTCGTAAAGGTACTGGTTTCAAACCTCTTTGCCGGTGCCGGTTTCCAGAAACTGGAAGCCGGTCAGGTTTATGACGTAGATGATTCGGTCGCTGAAAAGTGGATCGCTCAGGGTAAAGCCGAAAAGGCCACAGAGAAGAAAGGCGAGAAGCTTACCTTCGAAGTGGCTACCCCATCCGCGCCGGTCAGCACGGACACCTCTGTGTTGCAGTCGAAACTGGATGAGGCGCTGGAGCAGCTGAAAACAGCTCAGGATGCAGCCGAAGCTAAAGACGGAGAGCACGCCGCCGCGCTGGAGCAGCTGAAAACAGCTCATGCAACTGAGCTTGCTGCCGCAAATGACCGTGCAGATAAAGCTGAAGCCGCGCTGACAGCAGCAACCAAAAAGGACAAGTAATCATGGCAGTGCAGATAACGGCAGCGCAGGTCAAAGAGCAGTTATCTGCGCTGGGTTACTCCATCCCGGATTTCATGATTGATGCCTACCTCTGCAAGTTGGGCAGTATAAGCATGTGCCTGGAGGCGGCTGGCTACGATGAATGCGACATGACATTGATTCAGGTGTACGCCGTCACCCTAATGGCTATCACCGCTTTCAGTCAGCGCATCAAATCACAGTCAGCGCCTTCAGGGGCGTCCCGATCGTTCGATTACAGTGGCGACGTGAAGACGATGCGCAACACTCTGGCGGCTCTGGACACATCAGGGTGCACCACGCTGCTGCCAATTGACGTTGGCACAAGCGTTGGCTTCTTCGATGTGATTGGTGGCTGCTGATGGAATGGCTACCTGCATCTCAACCGCCAAAACCGTTCGAGCGCGTGTGGGTGAAAACTTCAAACGGCCGGCAGACAACCGGCTACGTGAACAGCGGCGGCGAGTGGGTGATTAACTGCCCGCACATCGCAGCTGAGAAGCCTGCAGTGACCAGTTGGAGGAAATGACATGTCATCTTTAGCCAATTGGTCATACACCGCTCAGGCGACGATATGGAAGCTCTCAGGCGAAAGCAATGATTACGGCGACCCGCTGTTCGAAGCGCCACTGGTGATCGCCTGTGATTATCAGGGTGGGCTTTCCAAACGCCTTGGTGACATCGGCGGCGAGAAGGTGGTTAAGAACACCGTGTGGACAGAGTACGCGCTGGCTGATACCGGCGATTACCTGCTCATTGGCATTTCTGCTGAGCCTGACCCGATTGCGGCCGGTGCCGATGAGGTGATGCAGGCGATCCGCTATGCAGACACCTTTGAACGCACAGCAGACGATTTTGCGATTATCACTGGAGTGTAGCCATGGGCGTGAAAGTAAAAGGCATCAGGCAGGTTTCACGCAACTTTAACGGCGCTATCGATAACATTCAGGACCGGCGCACGGTTAGGGCATTAACTTCTGCCTTGATAATCATCGGCACAGAGTCTGCAGCCCTGACGCCCATCGACACAAGCACCTTACTCAACTCCCAATTCCGCGAAGTCGTTGTACGGGGTGTGAGAATCACCGGTCGCATCGGCTATTCAGCGAATTACGCAGCGTACGTGCATGAGGCGAAGGGCATACACCTCGGCAAGCACACTTTAAGGCCGGTGAAAAAGGGCAAGAAACGGGGCTCACGCGGTTATATCTGGGATAAAACAGGCGAACCAAAATTCCTTGAGAAGGGTGCCGAGAACGCCATAGACCAGGTGGAAGCGGTAATTCGCAAGGAGATGTCCTTATGACGCCTCCTATGTACAAGCGCGTGCTCAATTACTTCTCCGATGCTGGATTGACGTCAGGGTTTACGACTCAGTTACTCCTCTGGAACGACACCGGCAATCAGGCCGATAAGTTCATAGTGTTTCGCCCTAATGGCGGCGGCTCGATCCGGAATCAGCTCGGCGCTGATTACTACGTCATGGTTGATGTGATTGGTGCTAAAGGCGGAAACGCCATGGTTGATGAGCGCGTCAATGCAATCATCGATTACGTTCAGCAAAACCCAATGGTTGACGCCTGCGTCGGCTATCTGGAAAACCTCGGCGGCATTCCTGCCCCCGTCCAAACAACCGAAGGCAGACTTGTCTATCGGCTTCAGTTTGTTGCCACTTTCGGCAGCTAAATAAACGTCAAAGAGGAATTACCCCATGGCTGATTGCCAGAACAGCAACGAACGTTTGTTCGGTGGCGCCGTTGTGCTTGAAGTTGCCGATGGCTGCAGCGATACGCTGCCGCAGGAATCGGAATGGAAAGCGCTGGCTGCCGGTACGAGCAAAGGGTGGGACTTCTCACCAAACACAGTAACTTCCGACGCGGATGATGGTGGCGGCTTTGTTGAGAGCATCATCACCAACTCAGATTTCACCATCAGCTTTGAAGGTGAAGTGCGTAAGAAAGGCAAGCTGGACCAGTACGGTGTTGGCCGCTTCATTAAATATTTCGCAGGTGAACTGAAAGCCCGCCGTCAGCCTGGCATCTGGGTGCGCATGGAATACGGCGAAGTGACATTCCAGGGTTACATGGTCATCACTGCGTTGAGCTCTGATGGCGGCACGAATGACATCGTTACCTTCACCACTGAGTTCAAAGTCGGTGATGCAACCACCATTCAGGTAATCGACACCGATGAAACCGTGCCAGCGACCGGCGTGACCGTTACACCGGCTACCGCTTCTCTTTCAGTTGGCGCGACCCGCCAGTTGACCGGCTCAGTTCAGCCAACCGATGCAACCGATCGCACCGGCGCATGGACGACTTCGGACGCAACCAAGGCGACAGTGAGCAATACCGGCCTGGTCACTGCGGTGGCTGCAGGTTCTGCGACCATCACGTTCACCTCGACCGATGGCAATTTCACCGGCACTACAGCGGTTACAGTCACTTCTTCGTAACCATTCCAAAGGGCTGGCTTCAGCCCTTGATAATGCTTATGGAGGAAACATGACGCCACTGAAGGAAATCGGCGAGTGCGTGATTGGCGACGGCGAGAATGAATACTTTTTCCGTCCGTCGTTCATCAACATGACGCGAATCGGTGAGCCAGATGAAATCGTTCAGGCACTGTATGACCTGTATAACGATGAAGTGGGAGAAATGATGCGTAAAGCACTCACGGCGTTCGGCACCATCCCCGCCTGGCTGACATCACACCTCGCTTTGCCGCAATACAGCAAGAAAGCGATCGTCACCGCAATGACTGTGCTGCAGGCTTGCTCATCACAGGACGTCTCAGCGCTGACTGGAGAGATTGTGCCGGGTCGTTCTGGCAAGTGGACATTCGTCTATCTTAAAGGACGCATGGCGCCGGATGAAATGGTCATCATTGCCCGATCGCTAATGGCTCATGGTGTCATCGGCAAGGCCAAAGTGCGCAAATTGCAGCGTCACGAAGGCGCTCAGGCGTCCAGCGAGTTCAACGCATTCGAGTATATCAGCGCAGCGCGTACACATCTTGGCATGAGCCGTGAAGAGGCGGAGCAGCTGACGATGACCGATTTTCAGTTGCTGCTGGCTGCTAAGTATCCTGAGCAGAAGGGCTTCACGAAAGAAGAATACGATTCGGTTGCTGATGACTATCTGGCGAAAAAGGCGAGGCGACTGTCCGCTAAAAAGTAAATGATTGTAAACGTATTTTCTTGATAACGATTGATGACAATGGTTGTGACACTGAATTAAAAATAGGTGGGTTGTAGCAATTCGTGAGAGCTGGTTTACTCGAGCCAGCTCTTTAACAATCAGGATTCGTTAAGCTACTTAGTAGGGTTATCGTTATGTTTTTCTTCTAACATCGCAGAAACTTTTTTAATTGACTCTGAGAACATAGTCGCCATGTTTTGAATGCTACTACTTTGCTGGTCAATCATTTGGCTTTGCATTTTTATCACATTTCTCAGCTCCCTTGCGTCACCTGCAGGAAAGCCTGACTTTTCAGCCTCAACCGCATCCTCAAGAATCTGGACAATTTCAGCATTTAGGGAGCGACCATTTGCCTTAGCTCTATCAGCAATCATGTCTTTTAACTCCTGCGTCATTCGCAGATTGAACTGCGGGTCATCTCTTGCCATACACCCTCCAACAATATTTGTTGACATACTATTACGGTGGTATCATTATTATCAATAAGACCACGGTGGTCTCATAAAGGAGATGTAGAAATGAAAGGTGCAAGAACGCTTCCCAACTTCAACTTGAGAATGCCTAAAGACGATATGGATCTCGTTAAGAAAGCAGCCGAAAAGAATGGGCGATCTATCAATTCAGAGATTTATCAAAGGTTGATGAGTAGCCTGAAAAGCGAAGGGTTGGTTAATGCGCAGTAAAAACGACGAAACCCCGGTGGCGGCAACCAACGAGGTTTCTAATTTGTCAGTAACTTCCGAGGAACTAACAATGAAGATCATAGCAAAAGAAAAATCAGAGTTCACTATTTTCCGCTTTGGTGATAGCGAAATCCGTGTAATCGACAAATCAGGTGAGCCTTGGTTTGTGGCTGCGGATATCTGTAAAGCTCTGGAGTTGAGCAACCCCTCTAAATCAGTTGCAGCTCTTGATGATGATGAAAAAGACGTGCTGAATTCTGACCCTAACTTCAAGTTAGGGTCGGTAGGTAATGGGCCACAGAGCCTGAATATTGTGAGCGAATCAGGTATGTATACGCTCGTGCTCCGTTGCCGTGATGCAGTAAATAAAGGATCTGTGCCTCACTCATTCCGCAAATGGGTGACCGCTGAGGTTCTTCCAGCGATTCGCAAAGGTGGCAGTTACGAGAAGCCAAAAGCGATTAGCAAGAAAGCCAGTGTGGAAGAGCGCACTCCGTTGCGTGATGCAGTTAATATGCTGGTCAGCAAAAAGCACATGATGTACCCAGAAGCGTATTCACTGATCCACAAACGCTTCGAAGTTCGAAGCATCGAAGATTTAACAAGCGAGCAAATTCCTGTAGCAGTTGAATATGTACACACCGTGATTCTTGAGGGTGAGTTGCTTGGGCATGAGGTTGGTCAGCTTAAATTGCCATTCTCTTACCCGATGGAGTACTTCAACCAGTACAGCCATGTCAGAGGGTTGAGTGAAAGGGCTTTGAGTGCGCCATGGCGGTATCCAGCAGATATGCTGATCCCAAACGGCGATAATCCCAATCCACTTGGTCGAATGCTGGGTGAGTTGAAAAACATGGGATGTGAAGTTGACGCCGCGCTGTTCCAGCTTCTGTCCTTGCAACATCATCTTGAGTCTCTACGCAGCAAGATAAGCAGCATCCAACGCGCAGTAATGTAATCGGCTGACATCTCAGCCAATCTCCTGAAGTTTCAGGACATGCCCAACCCGCTTAACTGCGGGTTTCTTGCTTCCTTTTGCATCAGTTTCCCTTTAGGATTTATCCCACTACATGCTTTTGGGGGAAGGGAATGAAGAAGCTGATTATTGGATCGTTGATGGCGATTGCTTTATCTGGCTGCGTGTACACCGGCACCAATTTTGATGAATCTAAACTGGCTGACGTTCACAAAGGGCAAACTACGAAGCAAGAGGTCATTTCTTACTTTGGCAACCCTTCGACAACCACCGTAGATTCTGAAGGCAATGAGCTTTTGATGTGGACTTACAGCATCGGCAGTGCGTTTAGCGCTGACGCTAAGGTTCTTACAGTCAAAACGCACGATGGAAAAGTCGAGTCTTACTCCGTGAGTAAATCGAAGATTTAAGCACCAACCACAAACATTAAACCTCGCCCCGGCGGGGTTTTTTTATGCCCGGAGAATAGCGAATGGCAGGCACTTTAAACGCAGGCAGCATCATTTATGAAGTGGATATGGACACACGCAGGCTGCTTGATGCTAGGCGTGAAATAGACGCGGCATTAAACGGACTTTCCGGAGGCATGAATAGGCTGGATGTAAGCGTTAATCGTACTGAAAGATCCATGTCATCATTAGGTCAAACAATGTCTGGCCTGAGCAATATAGCGAAAGGTGTGCTTACTGCTCTATCAATCCAACAGGTTGTCGAATATGGCAATGAATGGGTAACTGTAAATAACAAACTTGCCAACTCGGTGCGCGCCAACGAATCGTTAGCTGAAGTAACACAGCGCGTTTTTAATATTTCACAAGACACCTTAAGTAGTCTTGGGGCCACAGCGACACTTTACGGTCGCCTTGAGCGCGCGACACGCAGCGCCGGCACAAGCACCAAAGACCTGATCACACTGACATCGACCATCAACAAAGGCCTTGCTGTCTCAGGTGCCACTACCGAAGAAGCCAGCTCAACCATGACGCAGCTTTCTCAGGCGCTGGCGTCCGGCGTTCTGCGCGGTGAGGAGTTCAATTCCATTTCAGAGAATGGTAGTCGCCTAGCAGTTGCCCTTGCTGACTCTCTTGGCGTCACAATTGGACAGCTCCGTGCGATGGCCGCTCAGGGTAAGCTGACAACTGAAGTGGTTGTGAATGGGTTGCTTCAACAAAGCGACAAGATCGCAAAGGAATTCGCCAACACTGCCATGACCATGGGGCAGGCGATGACCACTGCGACAAACAACATCACTAAGTTTGTTGGGGAAAGCTCAAGCATGAGCACAACAATCAATGCCTTTAATAAAGGTGTGATCTCACTTAGTGAAAATCTTGATGTTGTTGCTGAAGCCGTTGGCGTGGCGGCGCTTGTATTCGGTGGGAGATTTGTGGGTGCCTTGGCAATGGCAACCATACATCAGGCTCGTCAGGCAACGGCATCCATCAACCAAGCAATTGCAACGCGGGCTAGGGCAAAGGATGAGCTTGCGGCGGCTCTGGTAACACAGAGAAAAACGATGGCTGACCGAGGTGCTGCTGAATCAGCGATGAATCTTGCGCTGATGGAATATCAGGTTGCAAAAGGTAGCGCTGCCGAAGCAACTGCTTTAGCCAACGTAATTCGCCTTAGGGCCGCATACACCGAAGCCGGGATCGCGGCAGCTCAGGCCAATAACGTTGTAGCCGCATCACAAGCACGGCTTGCAGCGACCGGCCTTACAGCAGCTAACGCTATGAAGGCAATCAACATGGTGACATCTCCCCTCGGCGGCCCGCTGGGTGTAATCGCCATTGTCGCGGCTGGCTGGTACCTGTATGCACAGCGGCAGGAAGAGGCCAGAAAGGCCAGCATTGAATTTGCTAGCTCTCTGCCAAGCGTAATATCTAAGCTGAAAGAAATGAATCTGGCTCAGGCTCAGGGCGTTCGTGCAGATACGATTACTTCGATTAAAAACCAGAAAGAAGAAATCGCCGACTTAGAAAAAAACATCGCCAACCTTAATAAAAAATACCAAGAACGAATTGAACTTGCGGCCCAGATGGGTGGCGGAGATGAAACTAATAACGGCCATTTACGCGTTGCCAGTGATCTCGCTAACGAATTGGCGAAAGCAAATCGCGACCTTAACACTAAAGTAAGAACCCTCAACGAGTCACAGGACGCATTAAGGCTCATCAACGTTCAGGTGAATGAAGGCATCGTGGCGCAAATGAAGGCCGCCAGAGATGGTGCGCTGGCATTGGCCGAAGCAGAGAAAAAAGCCTCCTTCCTCGGACAAACTCAATCATTCCTTGCTGGCAAGCTAGGAGAGTCGACGGCTGCGTTGCAGAAATTTAATGCCGAAAGTTTGAAGATTAATTGGGGTGGCAGCGATGGTGAAAAGCTCATCAAACAGGCAGAGCGTCGTTTAGCTTTATCCAAAAAAGAAGGCGATGAACGCGAGCGATTGCAGGCGACTTATGACGCTGAAGACGCAGGCGTGGTGGATCCGCTAGCAGTCGCCAGGCTACAGGAAGTGTATGTAAAAACTAATCAGGCCAAAGAGGCTACGAAGGATAAAAAGAAAGAAGATAAGGAAGCCTCTGCTGAGAGTAAGAAAGCAGCTAATCAGGCTGAAAGTGTTGCACAAAAACTTGAAAATCTTCGGCAGCAATCTGAGTTAGTTGCCGACTCAACCAAAGATATGAGCCGTGAACAAGCCATCCTTACTGCGCAGCAATCTCTAGGTAAGGGCGCGACGTTAGCTGATATTAAGTTAGCGGGAGAATACGCAGCTAAGAAGTGGGACACTGCAGCAGCCATTCGCGCTCAGGCGGCAGCCTTAAAGCTAGTGCCGGAGCAGGCGGAAAACGCTCGCTATAAGCAGGATGTTTCCGATCTCAAGACAGCATTAGAACAAAAAGCCATCACCCAGAAGCAGCACGACGCGGCATCTGTCCAAATGGAGCAGCAGCATCAGGTTAATCTTGCAAAAATTAGAGCAGAGCAGAATGCCGGAGTCACGCCTCTACAAGAGGCGCAGGGCGCAATAGACCCCGTCCAAGCACTAGCTAATGAAAATGCAAAAAAAATTCAGCTCATTAAACAGTTCGAAACTGAGAAAGGGAAACTGACGCAAAACGGGCTGATGTTAATGAACGCAGCCAACACTCAATATGAGCAACAGCGAATCGCAGCACAATGGGAGATTTTTAAGGCTCAAAATGAGTCCAATGCGTTATTAGGAACTGCAATTGAATCCCTCGGAGGCGGGGCATCTAACGCTATTACTGGGTTATTAAATGGCACTCAGAGCTTGAGCGAAGCCTTTGCAAACTTGGGAACATCGGTTCTTAACGGGTTAGTTAGCAGTTTGGTCGAGATGGGTGTCCGCTGGGTTGAGTCGGCAGTTATGGGGCAGGCAGCTCAGCAGACAGCCATAGCCACAAACCAAGCAACCGCCGCCGCTGCATTAGCTACTTCAACTGCTACCGGTGCTGCGGCTGCTGCGGCTTTGCTTGCCGCCTATTCACCGGCTGCAATGGCAGCTTCAATCGCAACATCTGGAGGCGCTGCGGCGGCAGGCTTAGCTGGGTATACAACAGCCATGACAACGGCGCAAACAATGTCACTAGCGGGTATGCGTGAACATGGCGGCCCCGTTAACGCCAACTCAATGTACCGCGTAGGTGAGGGTGGCAAGCCTGAAATCTTCAAAGCCAGCAATGGCAGCCAGTACATGATTCCGGGCGATAACGGCAAGGTGATCAGCAATAGTGATTTGGGTGGTGGCGGAGCGGGTAATGGTGGCATATCCATGACGTTCCAGTTTGATATCCAGACCACTGGCGGCATCGACGAAGCCACGCAGAAGCAGATGGCACAGATGATGCAGACCGTCGCTATTCGCACGATCCAAGACCAGCAGCGCCCGCGCGGACTCCTCAGCAAAACCAAGTAGGAAACAACATGCCAGAAACATTCACATGGATTCCTCAAACGGGATTCTCTGGAGAGGACACGCCTGATGTGGCCGTCGTGAAGTTGGGCGATGGCTACGAGCAGCGCCAGTTAAAAGGCATAAACCCGCTGATGGGCAAATATTCGCTGACATTCATTGGACACGACGATACGAAATGCTTGCGGACAAACATTGCCAAAGCGGCGCGAGATTTTCTAAAGGCGAGAATGGCCGTTGAGTCGTTTTACTGGACGCCTTCCGATACCGGCATTCAGGGGCTATACGTGTGCCGCTCTTGGTCAATGCAGAAGACCGGCAGCGTTTACCAACTAACAGCGACATTTGAGCAAGTACCCAGATAAACTAGGAGTTAATTATGACCTTAGAACAGCGAGTTGAAGCTTTAGAGAAGATAGTGGCTAATCTGAAAATGCCCAGCGGCAAAGCGGAAGAGTTGGCGAAAATGATGCGAGACACGGCGGCTGAAGTGATTAAGAATGCCCAGCGCCCGGGTGGAGTCATGCATCAGCGGGGCGATAAAGCGGCCAGTGAAATGACCGCTAAATATGATATTCATGTAGGCGTAAATTACGACAACGAAAGAGAACGCTTACTGGACATTGCTACTACTTCAGTGCGCGATTCACTGCATTTATCGCGTTTGTGAAGGCGTCCTTAGTGTGCGGATCATTTCTGGCATCACCTTCCGCAGCTTTCAATTGACCGGCCCTTAGTCCATCCAAAAGAATTTGAGCTGCATTTTCCCTTGGCGACATTTTTTTTCCTATTCTAATAACATTAGTCAGTAAAAGCCCTGTCATAATTCTATGGTATAGTAACTTTTGTTTTTGCTCGGTTAAATTTTTTTGAATT